TCTGTCATAGTTTCAAGATCCTCTTTATTAAGCTTTGCATTAGTACCTAATGCTTGACCAACAGCTATTTGGGTGTCTTGTAGATCTTTTACGGTGAGGTTAGCATTCTTTGAGGAATTTGCTATACTTGCAAATTCCTGTCTCATTACAGTAGCGCGAGAAGCAGACATTCCCAAACCTCTAGCTAAATCACTAATACCTTTTTGGGAGGTTCCAAAAGCTTCTATAAGTGATTTAAAGACAAAATCAAGTAAATTAGCACTTGTTAATTGGTCTTTTAAAGCTTTACCTATATTTTTATATTTGGAGGTTTGCTCGCCAAGTAATTCATTTTGTGATGATAAAGATTTTTTCTTATTAACAAGATCTTTGAGTTCTTTGCCTCCAAAACCTGCTTGAAGCTGTTTTTCACTTAAAATAAATCCTTCTTTTTTAACTATCTCATCAATTTGTGATTGAGTAGAAGATAATTCATCATTATTTAATTTTTGTTGTAAACGAGCGTTTTTGGTTTTATCAATAGCATCTTGAAGGGGTTTGGATAAATCCCCAAATCCCATTTTAGATAAAATCTTTGCAGCTCCATCTAAGCCAGTTCCTAATAAACCTATTTCTTTATTAACTGCTTTTTGATGTTTTATAGTTCTTTCAATCTCATTATTAACTAAATCTTGTTTATCTAAAGCCTCCTGGGCTTCCTTAGTGTTTTCTTTTCCAAGTTGACCACTTCTTATGTCATTTTTTAATGAGTCAAATTTAGCTTTAGCTTGTTGTTGTAATGTTTTAAGTTGTTTTTCACTTAAGGTAGTTTCTCCTTTTCTATATTCAAGAACTTTATCTGAAATGTTGGCTATTCCTTTAAGGGAGTTTCGAGCGTCTGAAAGAAAGGTATTTTGTTTAGATAATTCATTAACACTATCCTTAAAGGATTTAGATACATAATCTAAATCAGAACCCATTTCTCGAATTTCAGCATTTATTCCTGCTAAAGCTAATTTAGCTGCTTCTAAATCTTCTTGCTTAAAAGGTTTGAGGGGTTCATCCCCCATCTCCTTTCGGAGTTTATTGATTTCAGCATTAATTTTTTTTATTTCATCACTAAGACCCATTCATCAATGTTTTATTATAAATATTTAAAAATGCAACTTATTTATAATTTGATTGTTTTTTATAGGGTTCTGAGGCTTTTAAAAATTCAGGGGTGTTTACAGTACCATCAGAATTTACTACAGATTTCTTTCCTTTTCCTCCACTTTTAACATTCTCATATTCTTCATTTTCTTTTTTATAGAAATCTGAGATTCTATTGAATGTAAAACGACGAAGCCAAATTGGCATGTTGTAAACATCATGCCAACTATATCCACCTTTTCCGTGGAAGACTATTTCATGTATTTGGGTAAAAATTGCAGCTCTAGCTTGAGCAACATTATCAAGCGTCAGGCCAAAAAAAGCTAACCCCAATTGGGATATTGATTCTATTTGATTCACCTGTGGGAAAAAAAGTTAAATCAACATCGGGTTGAATTTCTTTAACATATTCTCTTAGGGCTCTCGAGTCCCTTGCTAGTAGATAGTTATCGACAAATTCTCGGATATCTTTTTTTTCTGTTTTTCCTTCAACTGAAGTAATGAGGTATTTGAGTCGAGTAGTGAGTTCAGGAGAGTTATCTTTGTTTATCTTTTTAAGTCCTTCTAATTCTCTGCTAATATCCTGCTCATCCTTGTGTGTTAAAAACTTAAAAGTAACTCTATTACCCGAGTGGGGGAGAGTAAATTCAAAATTGTTTTCACCGTCTTTAAATAGCTCCTCATTAAGTAGTTTATTTTCGAGTGTAGATAAATCTACAGTATGGTCTTCACCTAAAACTGAAAATGAGTAATCTTTACCATATCCTAAGATACGAGCAGCAACCATAATTGCATTTTTATCTCCGATTAATAACTCATCATAGTTAATTTTAGATATGATAAGAGATTTCATTAATTTATCAAGTACTGTTCCTTTTTGAATATATGATTGGTTTGTAAGGATATCTTCTTCCTTAGCTGTCATGTATTTCATTTCAAGTGTGCCTTTTGCTAATTCGGATCCTTCAGGGTAAAGTAAACCTTTGGATGGAAGTTCAATAACTTCAGTAGGTAATTTAAATTCGCTCATAATTTTTATTTAGTATAACTTTATTGTTCTATAATAAATATTAAGAAGAAAAGTTTTTGAAACGGGTTTATTATTTATTTAATTTATTTTCTAATTTATCAAACCTTGAATCCATTTGTCTATAAATTCCATCAATTTGATTTTGGTAATCTAATCGTAAATCATTTATATTACTATAAATGTCTCTACCTCTTTCATCCATAGCTAAATAAGCATTATATACAGAGTCTTTAACATCTTTAACTTTGGTTTTCACCTTAAACACTCCTATCGAAGCATACCCTACTAAGAATATACCTACTGTGGATAGGACACCTAACATAAATTCTAAAATTTCCATATCTTATTGTTTTTAAATTGTTTCAAAACTTTTCTACTTAATATAAGGTTAATATAAAAAAAAAGCTTGGCAAAGCCAAGCAATTTTTAAATATATTTTGAAATATTTTACTAGTAATTCAAGATACAGTAATCGGGTTGTACTGTCATTGAGATGTTTACAGCAGTACCATCATCATCCCAGTTATACTCTCCAAAGGTAGCGTTAGTAATCATAGCACCTTTAATAATCCATTCAGAAACAATATCACCTACAGGACCTACAACATTGAATGTTAAATCTTTCTTATAGAAATCTGAATAACCATCTCTACCTGTTACAGATTCATGATGTAAACGAACCCACTCCATTACTGCTTGAGCTCCACTTGGGGTGATTGGATCAAACAAGGTAAATTGGATTGTACTCCATTTTGTTTTTCCTTTAACATAACGTTGAATGTTGATGTGGTTAAGAACAACGGCACTTTGTTCTAAAGATACAGCTCCCATTCCTTTTACCAAATATGATGGGATACCATCAATGTATAGGATGAACCTGTTGGTTTGTTTTGGCTCAAAAGCTGTGTAAAATATTTCGTTTGGATCTAATACTGACATTTTATATTGTTATTAGTGTTTTTGATTATAAATATTAGTTATTCTAGTTTTTAAGCAGGAAACTCAGCTCCTGTTGGTTGTAGAATAAAATCTAAGTTAATAAATTCTGCTGTTCTAGTTGGTTGAATATAAATTTGACCTACTAATTGATTTCTATCAATCACATCAGGTGTATTTAATGAATCATCCATAATCACTTTAAAAGCATATAATCCTTGTTTTTGTTTAATATTTTCTAAATAAGGGTTTACAGTTGCTAAGAATTTATTTCTAGTAGTAATTGAATTTTGTTCAAATACTAAAGTATCTGCTGTTTGGCCAATAAATGATTTTAATTCAATTAACAATCTTCTAACATTTACTCTATCAAGTGCAGATGCATCTTTTTGTAGGGTTTTTTGTCCAAATACTACAATTCCTTTTCTAGGGAATGTTGCAATTGGGTTAATGTTATTAGCATATAATTCATCTCGATTTGATTGAGATAATTTATTTTTAGCTCTAAGTACAGACCCTAAACCACCTCTGTTAATACCTGCTGGTGCAAACCAAGGTGCAGCTACTTTATCTGTATGGGCATAAACTCCTCCAATCATTGTTGAAGCAGGAACCCATACTCTTTTACCTGTTTCTGGGTCTTGGATTCGTAACCAAGGCCAATAAGTAGCAGCGTATGAATTATCTCTAGTTTGTGCTTGAGTTACAGCTTCAGCTAATGTTCCATCATATCCTACCATATCAACTACATAAATGTTATCTCCACGTAATTGAGTGTTTGTGATAATTGAACTAATTACACTAGTATGAGTAGCAGCTGAATTTAATAATCCTGGGGTAAGTAAAATGTTAAATGAGTAATCATCTTTGTTTGAAAAGAGATTAACCATGTTTGTATAGTTACCTGAAGTTAACCCTTGAGTATCTGTATTATTTATATCTTCATAAAAATTAGCTCCTCCTTTTACATCACCTGTTGCTCCACTAAATGAACCCGACCCATTTTGTGGAATAGAAGCAGTATATGCTGAAACTGCTACTCCGGAATTGTTTAGATAATTAGGAGTTGGGGTTACATTTTTAACTCGTACATATCTTGAATTATTAGGGAATGAACCACTAGTAATGTCTATTTGATTTTCTGTTGGGTTATAAGAAACTATTTGATCTCCTATTACACTTGAAATAAATCGTGGGGAATTTGGATCTAAATTTACATTTGTAAATGATTCAAGAACAATTTTTTTATTTGTTATATCATTACCTTGACGAATTATTACATTAAATGTACCTGATCCTGTGTTTGAGTTTGTAATTTCCCATCTAACATTGTCTAAAGATCCTGAAATTAGAGATCCATCAGCATTTAATGTTCCTGAGCTATTCATGATAATTCCTTCAGAAATTGTTTCTAAAGCAAATGAAGAAGAAGTAGCATTAATATAATTTGAGATGGTTGTTGATGTTGCAGGTGTATAAGAACCTGTTACAATTCTAGCAACTAATAAAGAATTTCCTCCATTATTAAAATAATTATATGCCGCAATTGATGTTAAGTATGAATAAGTATCACTTCCACTTACAAGTGAACCCCCAAATCTATTTTTATAATCTGAGTATGAGGTTACAACTATTGGAATTTCTACTGGTCCTTTAACTGTTGGTCCTATGATTGCTGCTCCTACTTTAACAGGGGTAGGTGAAATAAAGGTATTATCTATTTCATTAAGAGATACTCCTGGGGATGTTAAAAAGTTTGCCATTTTATATTAGTGATTTATTTTATTATAAATATTATATTTTTATTCAAAAGTTACTCCTGTTTGTGTAACATTAAAATCTAATACTATAAATTCCGCTGTTCTTACAGGTTGGAGATATATAGCACCAACAAGTTGATTATTATCAATTACAGTTGATGTGTTATTAGTCTCATCCATTACTACTCTATAAGCATTTAAACCTTGTCTTTGCTGTATTGATGATAAATAAGGATTTACTTGAGATATAAAATCATTACGGGTTGATGCAGTATTTTGTTCAAATACTAATGAATCTGCGATTTGTTTTATGGTTGATTTTAATTCTATTAATAAACGACGTACATTTACTCTATCTAAAGCACTTTTCTTTTTCTGAAGAGTTTTCTGGCCGAATACTGTCACTCCTGAGTTAGGGAAAGTAGCAATTGGATTAATATTTGCTTCATATAAAGTATCTCTATTTCCTTGAGTTAAAATTCTTTCAGCTTTAATTACTGTGGATAAAGTTCCACGGTTAATTCCTGCTGGTGCTATCCAAGGTTCTGAAATCGAGTCTGTAAAAGCATAAATACTTGGCATCATTGTTGAAGCAGGTACCCAAACTTGTTGTCCAGTATTAGGATCTAATGTTTGTAACCAAGGCCAATAAGTAGCAGCGTATGAACTATTTACAGTAGATGCTTCACTTACTACTTCTAATATATTAGCATTATAATCTAACATATCTACTATAGCCATAGTATCACCTCTTTCTTGACATAATGTAATTAATGAATTTACTACAGAGGCATGTGATGCAAAATCTCTAACTAATCCAGGTATTGAAATATATTTGAATTGGTATTCATCTTTATTAGAAAGAAGATTTATAGATTGTGTATAGTCAGAAGCTACTAAACCTTGTGAGTTAGTATTAGTTATATTATCATAATATTTTCCTTCTGTAGAAGGAATATTAGTTCCTGTTGCACTACCAAATGAACCACTTGAAGCTATTGGAATTGATGAAGTAAATGCTGATACGGGATCTCCTGAGTTGTTTATATAATAAGGAGTTTTTCGGTTTACTTGTTTGACTCTTAGGTATCTAGACTGGTTTTGGTAGTTACCAGAGAGTTGAAGGAAGGTATCGGAACCATCAGTTGCTATTGTTGAGGT